CCGCTCTGCGATGCACTCTGAGATACACTTTGTGATGCACTCCGAGATTCGCTCGGCGTTTCGCCACAATGACAGCATCCCAGCAACATTAGACGCTCCCCGACGATGCTGAACCCCCCGGACAATCAGCCGCGTATAGTTGCCACTCGCCGTCGATCATTTCAAACTTGACATACGTTCCGCTATCAATGCTGATATTCTCGAAGCGATTTGTCAGAGTGTAGATCGTTGTGCTTAGCGTGAGGTCGCCGTTGCTTTTCTTACGCAAGACTTTCACCCGGCCAGTAGAAGGGTCTCTTTTTGTGTTCACCGCCGCCAACAGGTCATCAATCATTTTACCCTGAAGTCGAGTGTTGTGACCTGTCACCCATTCTCCTGTCAGGTTTGGCTGTCGGCTGCAGACTCTTGTGAATGCGTCGTATTGGCACGTCTTTGGGTTCCACGTCTGACGGATTACCATGTAATCGTCAAAGTACGTCTGCTGCCAAGGCTGGACACCAGCGAATGTGAAATCGAACTGCCGGTAGAACTGATAGAAATAATCCACCCCGATCTGCGTCACCAGCGTGGATGGCGGTTCTGACGCAAACTCGGTACGCCAGATTGCCGTGACTGGTGCCGTCTTGTACTTCCCTGATTCGGGCGTCTTATTGACGTAGGTTCCGGCAACAGTCTGAATGTCTACTGAGGACGGAGTCGAGGCGTATGCCTTGTAGTTCTCGGATGTTCCATAGGAGGAACTAACGCCACCAGCAACGATGAACGGTTTACCAACTGTAAGGCTTTCCGCAGACGCACTCGGCGTAGCGTTGGTTGAGTTGACCCATGTGCAATTCTTCAGCCCCAGCTTGCCCTGCATTGAGCTATTGAATACCGATATGGAATTCAGTCCGTCAAGAACTGCAAATCGTGTCCGGCCTGTTGGTGGTGACTCAAGATCCGCAACCTTGTATTTCTCTGCTGCGTTATCCCAGCATCCAATATCAACAACCAGCCTCTGCCCGTAATGGGTCAGAATACTGTCCATCACGATGGGCAGATTCTCGTAATCATTATTTGAGAGGCATGATGGGGAAATGCCTTCATCGTAGGCAGTATTGACGCCGGGGTTCTTGTAGTTGGTCCCTGCTGCCATCCCAAGCAGTAAGTCAACGGCGTTGTCTGGTATCGTGTAGTCAGTCTCGGTGCTGGCGGCAGTAGTGGATAGCGTTTCAGTGTGCTTGAATTGCCAGTAGTACCGCTCGTCAACGACTGGAATCAGCCAGAGCCTGCTAATATTGGGATCTACTGGCGTCGGGGCTACGTAACCGGGAGGCAGAGGATTAGGCGGTTCCGGTCTCTGTCCAGGAGGCGGCACATCTGACGTTGGCGATAACTGCCGTGGTGGAAGAACGTACACGGTTAACACGATGGCGTGTTCCGTTTCCTGCCTGCCCGTTATCGGTGAACCGAATATCAGGTTCATCGTTCGCGAACCATTATCACAGGCTGTGTAGATGTCGTTTTTTCGCTCATCGTCAGCCAGAAGTAGACAGTAGCTCCATCGAGTTGCCCCGGTTGGAATCACAAGCTGATTGATCTTTGGCGTCGGAAGCGGCTCGTAGTTATGAAGGATACAACCGTTTCCACGCACGACATTCACAGCAGCGTTCTGGCAGAGCAGGCGTGACAGTGACTGCGTGTGGTATCGCTCTACGAAATCATCGTAGATACCTTCCGGATCTTGTAGTAGCGTGTGGATGTATTCTGTCGGCAGTGGCTGAATCAGGGAGCAAGTTCCGGTTGCGGTTTCTCCTGGCGTTGTGCCGTCTGCGGCTGGCTGAACTGGCGATCCGTTTGTGCAGCTATTGGTTGTTAGCGTCCATGTGCCGCCGCCTGACCACGTCCAAAGGCTTGAACCCTGTCCAACGTCTTCGGTACCTGTCAGGTTTGCCAGTGCGATCGTCATCAGTGCCTCTCATTACGCGGTCAGATCCCAGTGGAAGTCTACTCCGAAGTTGACCGTCAGCATGGCCTGAGCCATGTCACCGGCTGGAGTCTTGCCGAAAACGCCGTCAGCGGATCGTGATGCTTCCGTGTCATTTATGGCGTAGCAGCATTGAGTCAGGATCGGATCGTATGTTCCCGGCCCCGGAAGTAAAGAGCCAAGCATGGCAATTAAGATATCCCGTTCCAGTGTAAACAAGCCGATATCATCAGCCAGCAACGCATTGGAATCTGTACCATGTCTATCTGTCCGGCAAACATGCCATACTGTGACGGCAAGCGTTCCCTGATACGGCACAACGTATTGACCACCACCAGACTGACCGGCGTAATCAAACGTGCCTCCCGGAATGGATACCGTCAGCACATCATGGTCCTTCACGTTGGCTGGCAATTGGTCTGCTCCAGCCATCACAAAGACGCGATGGTTATACTTGGTATTGGAAGCCTCCAGCAGAGTTTTAGCCCGCTGGAGAACTTCCTTCTTCGTTGTGTGGCGGATTGCTCCCACAATTACGCCCTACAGTTGCTGGCGATTTCTTCGCACAAGTCAACAACTCGCTGTTTAGCCATCTCCTTGCTTGTGGCAGAGAAGAATGGCCGAACGGTGAATGCGGTCGTTTCTGTGACAGTTCGTGCCGGACTTCCACCAGTCATGTCGGTAACATCGGCAGTCAAGGTAATGTCCTCACGGGTTCCCTTGAAAGTGATCGTGTGCGTCAGATTCGCCCCTGATCCAGTTGCGGATACGGTCGTCTGATCAAGCCCGTCGCCAACAAGAGCACGCAGGGCGGTCTGTACGGCAGATGCGGCAGCGTTGTACGCCAGCGTGATCGTCTGAGCGGCGATCTCGTCGTCACCTTCAATTGTGATGTCGTAGGTGCCGCCTGTTGGAGTTCCGGAAATTGCAAGCGTGTAAACCTGTGACGTTCCGGTCGTTGCGGTCGTGTAGAACGTGTCGATAGCCGTCATCAGCGTATCGAATGCCCCGCGAAGCGTAGTTTTTGCATCAGTCGCTGGAGCGTGGGCGAATGCGGTCGTCGGTGTCATGTCAGCCATTGAAGGAATCCTTTCCTATGTGTTCCAAGCTGTCTCCAGCGTATTCGGAACGAAGATATCTGAAAGAGCGAAGTTGTATTTTGTGGTGTCAGTAAGTGAATCGGGACTTCCGCTTGTCGTTGGGGCGATGTAGTCGGGAATCCCAAAACGATGCTTTGCAGGCTCTAAGTCCTGCGAATAGTCAAGTTCCAAGTAAGAAGTATACATCAGTGATTGCCCATCGGCTACAGGGGCAGGATTGAGATGCTGAGCCTTCGATGAAATCAGGGTATTGATTACCTTGTTGCTGCCACCTCCGGGAACGTACGCGGACGCCTCTTCGAACGATGCGACTGGTTCCGGGAGTCGCGGCGGGCTTCCCACCCGTTCAGCCTCAATCCGGATCTTCCGCGTTGGCTGTCTCGGCCCGATGGACACCAGCACATTTGATTTGATGTTGTAGCCGTAGGTCTGAGCAACCGGCAGCGGGATATTCAGTGTCTGAAGCCCGTAACTGGTCGTGATATTGTAGTGGCTGTACATGAACGTAGTGTGCTGAGTGCTGTACGTCGGCAGAACAGGGCCGTTTGCCTCATTGTCGTTGATCTCGACAGTGATCGCGTCCGGGTACGCTTCGTACATATCCTCTGTATCGTAATCCGGCTGTGATGCTTCAAGGTCGTCGATCCTGCGAATTCGCTGCGTGATTTCTTCACTTGTTGAAAGTGACGACTCTGTCCCGAATTTGGTCGTGCATGGAGTCGTCAGGAACGTATGCAGAACACTGATTGCTGGGATTCCGCCCTCAGTGTCAGGCTGTTCGCCGGGTCTATTCCCACGAGAAAGCACGTTGTTGTAAACTGAAAGCGGGGCGTTGACGGCGTCTCGAACTGGCCTCCAGGCAAGACTGCGGGACATTGTGATGGCACGAAAGACAATAGGGTTCTGAACTGGCAGTGGGTGCCGTTCGCCGGACACAACCAATGTCAGGCCATGACTTTGGTCAGATCCCTGCTCAGTCGTGTACTCGTATCGCTGAACGAAAACCGCGTCCTTGTTATTCGCAACGATCGCCTGCCCGAGAAATAGCCTCTGATCGACAATCGCCGCTGCCAGCAACATTAGCGGATAAAGCCCGGTTTTTCTGTCTGTCGTAAGCTGAACGCGAACTGAAAACGAAACCTTTGCCCCGCCGTCGTAGTCGGCTTCATTGTGGGTGATCTTGATTGTCCTGGCTGGTGCAGGGGCCGTGATCGTGACCTCTTCGTCAGACACGGTGTACCTGAGTGTCAGGTTGTCTTCTGATGCTACATAGTCGATCGACTTCCGCATCATCCCCGGAACGACTGGCGGGATCGTGATGGCCCTGAAATCGTGTGGATTCCAGTTTGGATTTGCGAGTGTGAGGCTTCCGGTGTAGGTTCGCGACGTGTACCCGTTTTCATTGATCTTATCAACGCATGACCAGCGATGACCGAGAACGCCAAACTGACGTTGTGTGTTGTTGAAGTTCACGTCATCCGGGGTAACAGATTGCGAGTCCAGCGGTGTATTCGGATCTACTGAATCGCCATCAACAGTATAGCTGTTGTTGATACACTGCGGGATTGTCGCAAAGTCTACTGTGAATTCGACTTTCCATACGTGATTGTTTGCAACGTGTGTAATGTTGACTTCAGTCGGGAATGGCCCGCCGTGAACATCATTGCGTGTGTTCATTTCAACGACATCATTGCCGTCTACAAGATCGGCTTTTGCAGGTTCAATAACGAATATCGGTGTTCCGATGGCCGGATCAAGGAAAGGGGCGTCGTTTCCAAGCTGGACCTGATTTTGAACTGATCCTGTGCATAGCGTTGAATAGATGAGCCTGCGTCTTGGCATTTCAAGGAACTGTTTCAATGCTGCAAACTGCTGTGACGCACCTTTCTGACGCCCATTTCCGGGGTAGTTAGAAAACTGTGGTTTGACCCCTAGCGTGGCGTGGTCGTCAAGCGTGAAGAATCCTACCACTTTGAGTGATGTCTTGGTGTATTTGTAGTTCTTCGATTCATCGAGTTCCGGCGTCTCGACAAAACTCAATGTTTGGCAGTTCTGAAGACGAACGCCGTTGTATTGCAGGATCGTCTGTGTTGTCATCGCCCTGCCCCATTAGGATTGACCGGCCTACGCGGGCCGCGATTTCTACGGTTGAAGTCAACCATATCGACGGCGTTCTGCCCGAAGATGGCTTCGTGCCCAGCGAATCGCCTGAAGTCTGGATCGTCTTGACCGCCGCCACCTCCACCTGGAAGAGGAGCAAGCCCAAGCATGAGGCGAGTAAACGTCATCATGTGACGAACGCTTTCAAAGAGCATTGTCTCTTGTTCGTTCTGAATACCAGCAATGGCCTTTGCTGACTTAATCCCGAATAGAGTGATGTTGTCGAATAAAAGCCCGAACTCATTGCCGATCTTTGTGATAGCAACCGAGATTGGTGCCCACTCGTTTTCAATTTGATCCTTTAGCCGAATCCTGGCTGCACCTCTGCCCTGAATGGCCTGTGCCGCCTTGAAGTCGCGAAGAACGCGATTCACTTCAAGGTTAGCGTTTTCGTGCGACAGAAGGCCACTGTAGTTTACCAGCCGCATTGTCGTCTTCATTGACTCTGACGACAGGTGCATCAGTCCTTTGACCGCAGCAACGGCAGCGGTCCCAATTAGTGGTATCGCATACAGGGCAACGCCAAGGCCAGCGGCAGCCGGGCCTAATGCCGCACCGAATCTTGCGGCAGTAACGGCGGGGATTCCGTATCGCTGTGCAATGTTTCCAACTACGTTTTGCCCGAATCGTGCGGCTGTGTTTCGTAGTCCACGGGGAACTAAATTTCCGATGCGAGTCAATACGGGACGCATGTAGGTCGCAATTCGCGTTGCGGTCGCTATGCCACCGCGTCTGCCGCCACGACGACGCGAAAAGAATGACCGGATGCGTGCGAATCGTCCCTGCGGCTGTGCTGGATTAGCTCCAGATGCCCCGTCGGTCGCTTCTGTCAATCGGTCGATTGATCGTCTCAGGTGTTCCTGTGCTTCGATCGTGGCTGCTTCCGTCTCTCGTGGGACGTTGAAGTAGTCGGCAATCGTGTCCATCAGGTTCGCAGCGTGACCGGCTGGGCCGTTCGGGACGTTCATGCTGTTATTGCCGCCGATGATGTTTGTGGCATTCATCGTTAGGCGTGACATGATGTTTGCCAGATCCCCGAAGTCTACTCCGAGAAGCCTGCGGAGGTATTCTAATAGCATCCGCCAGATATCGTTATTCTCATCGTCTGGTGGCTCAGGTGGATCTGGTGGACCGCCCGGTGGAATCGGCGGAATACCTGCACCTGCGCCGCCTCCCGTGCCTGCAATATCAGCAACGATCCGGCGTGCGTGTTCTGCGTTTGCAGCGGCTCGCTGAGCTAATGTTGCTGTTGAAGGATTCCCGTTTGAAGTTGGTGCAGATCGGCTTTGACTAGCAGTGCCTCTTGGTGGTCCCGGTGGAACACCTGCACCTCCAGTTTGAGTTTGCGGCGTGACCCGTGCAGGTGTGGTTAATGCGGGGGTTTCATTTTGATCCGTCAGGTTGACAAAGTTATTAAGTCGTCGTTCGTTTTCTTCATCGGATAACTGAGGAACATTAACATTACTGAACCGTGGCGGATTATTCAGGTCCGGAACTTCGCCGGTAGGTTGAAAAGGCTGGAACGTCGCACCAGACATTACGTTGCCTGATGTTAGAACAGCAGGTGTGCTTTGCGGTGGTGTAGCTTGTGCGGATCTTGAAGACGAAACAGATCGACGAATAGCATTGGTTAGCGGTGCTGCGACTCGCTCAGCGACAGCATCGGCAACATTGTTCGTGAGTTGTCCGGATGTCTGCGTGACGTTCTGCTGCCATTGCGAATTGCTGCCACTAGCCGCAACTGCTTGGCCTAGCCCACCGATAGCGTCTGCGATCGGATCTTGACGTTGCCTTCTTCGTCGCGGGGAAGCATTACTTGCGGGGCGTGGCGTAACACTTGGGGTGGCAGGCGTTGCAGCAGTTTGCGGATCGGGTCCAAACCTAATCAGGCTCGTGCCATCTAAGTGATCTGTGCCAAGATGGGTTCGGCCTAAGCTCTGAACGTATGCCTCTATAAATCGTATTTTGTGACGATCCATAGGTGTTATATTCATCGTCGCCATATTGCCGTGAGGCAGACTATTCCGCACCAAGCCTGTTAATGTCTCGGCAATTTCTCTTTTTTCATCGTCCGAATGATGCGTGAATTGCGAAAGATAGGCGTTCAGTGCTGACGTTAGTTCGTCGTCGCTCATCACTTGCCCTTTCGCTTTGCTGCGGAAACGGCTTTAGCTACCGTCGCCTTGTTCTCGTAAATTTGATCAAAGTACTCTTTGCCGGGTGCCCCAAACACAAGACCTATGCCCTGTGCTATCGCCATCGACTGCCAAGCCTGACCACGTTCCAGATTCAGGTAGATTCCAAATCGTCGTTCGTGCTCTGTTCCGGCGTCGAGTCGGCTGAGGATGCTGGCCCCGCAATTGATGGCGAGGTCTGCATCTCCTCGCCACTTTTTTTTTGAAATCCGGAGTACATAATGAATGCCTTGAGTAAGTCCAGACATTCTAGTTCAGTCAGGCCGCGTTCTTCTACAGTACCAACTCCGAACACACTACGTGTCAAGCCTGCAACCTTACCGATAATCTTCTCGCGAAGTGCATCAACCTTCATCAGCTTGAAGTCATCTTCACGGAAGTCTTCGTGCTGTTGCAGTGATCTCCAGAGGACCATCGGATCTGCGTAAACAGTCCGATGGCCGTTCCAGAATTTGAACACGTAGCGACTGCGGTTAAACAGCCAGCGTTTGAACCAGTTGATCATGGGATCTCATCAGCTTGAGTTGTACCAGCGTAGGTCGCCATATTGGTAACGAGGTGATTGTTTTCCATGAACAGGTAAGTCTTGCCGTCGCCTGACTGAGACGAGTCAGTTGTAAACGGCATGGCTTCGATATCGAAGTCCCAAACTGTATTCTTGGCTCCGATCGGAAACCGGACAGGTCCGGAATACCAGCAGTTTGGATAGTTCAGGTTCACGGCGACAAGAGGAGTTACCCCTGCACCCACATTGGCTGCAACAGCCGCTGCTTCAGCCGCTGTATCGGCTTGGCCTACCAAGCGAACCTGAAACGCACGTCTTCCGCACGACAACAGGCCGCCAATGTTTGTTAGCTCACCAGCCGCACCAGTTGACCAGTTAAACCCGGCCTGACCTTCTCTCATCTTCTTGACGACAGTGATACTGTACTCGACCATCGACAGGCTGATCTTGGCTTTCTTGCCCATGAACTGCCGATCGACAGGAGGGCCAGCCGTTCCACCGTACTGATCGGAGTGGATCGGGTTCGTGAAGAACTCTTCTTCAATTTGAACCCCTTCTGAGGTGTAGCCAAGATTGACCCACCCATTGCCGTCTCTGAGGTTGACAATAACCAGCACAGGGCCGGACACATAGGGGCAGTATTGACCAGTCATGTGGGTAGTTCCTTATGGATATCTTCGGCTTGGAAAATAGTGTGCTCGATCACGCCAGAGGTTCAAATTGTTCCACTCGGCTATGCTCGGCCCTTCACTGCTGACTTCCCCGGCATTCGTTGCCGCAGGCTCATCGGCAGTTATGACGGAATTCCCGTCTTGCAAGTCCTTGATATGGCCCTTGCGAATGTCTTCGTAAAATTTGAGAACGTCAGGGTTGGTAGTGGCCCGACGTCGGAACAAGTGAACCATCGCGATTTCGCAGATGATTCGCTTGAAGTATTCGAGGTTAGATCCTGCCAAGGCTGCCAACTGTGCAGCCTCGTAGCGTCCGCCCTTCCTGAGTGCTGCGATAACTTCGCCTTCCGCAGCACACAGAGCCTTATCGACTCGTGGATTATCAGTCACGTCAACGGCTGATCCGTCGCTGTTATCATCAATGACAAGCTGCTGAATGTCACGCTCATCGAACGTGTCAATCAAATCAGAGGCTGTAACGTATGTTGGGGTTGGCATCAGGATTCGTCCCGAAGTGTTCGATGTGGCTTGTGGCTTATCGCAACATTAGACAAGGATCACCACCCTTCCAGATTTCAAAAGAACTGTGTGTCTTTATGAAAAGGTAGCCAGTCGGGGAGGCGTCCGACTGGCCACCGTGCAACAGCCCAAAGGCTGATGATGATTACACTGCGTTCTGGAACATAACCGCAGTTTCTGGAGCCGTGAGGATGAATACATAATCCTCAACAACGCGGCCAGAAGTTCGGCGGTTGTCCTTGTCTCTCTTCGTTTCAGCCGTCATCTCTTCGTACATGAAACACGTTAGAGACGAGAATGAAGGTGCGCCGTAAGTGCCTTCCAGTGAACCCGGACGAGCACAGATGAACGGCGTAGCAGTCGGCAGAACCAGAGACTTGGCCGACGTAGCTCGCTTGCGTGAAGTCACGCGACGAGTCTTTTCGACAATCAGGTTCAGGCCGTACAACTGAGAAGGCAGACCATAGAACGAGTTCTGGTTGCTCGTTCGCAGATCACCACGAACCTGTGCCAGTGCATCAGGTGAACCCTTGATGTACTCAACAATCTCCTGGCATTCAGCAAGCTGACGGGCCAAAGTGGAGTTGATTACCAAGTACAGGTCGTCAATATCAACAGCCGCCAGTGTGTCGTCCAGAATCAGTTCGCGAGCCGTGTTCAGGCTTCGCTTGATGTCCTGACGGTTGCTGGTGGAAGCGGCCCAAGTGCCGGTGTTGCCGGACACTGCGGAGATATCCACGACATGGCTGGAAATGTGGTTCCCAGTCGTCAGCATGGCGTTCAGAGCAAGCATCGTGCGGGCAGTCATTGCCTGCTGAGCCTTACGCTGAGCGTTCTGTGCGACGATGTCCCAAGTTGCCTGCTCGACAGCCTTGTCACCGATCGTGAATGCCCACTGACGGCGAGCCGTCTGGAACGCCAAGTATTCATGCTCGGATGTGCCATCTCGGCCACCCGGTGCGTTGTCGCCATCGTTCCACAGTGCATCGAGGGCGGCACTGTCGAGGATTCGACCGCCTTCATCAATTGTACACTTCAGGTAATAACCAATGCTCTTTGGAGCCTTGATAATCTGAGTGTACTTATTCACGTCAAACTTCTTGACGTTACGACTGTAGTCGATCACGAGTTTCCCGCTCGCTTCATGCGATGGGACGAAGGTGTTATTTCCACCCGGTAGAACAGCGGTCATGTTGTGAATCCTTTCACAATTGTTTCAGAAAAACCCATTCGACTGGGCAGATTAGGCTCCGAGGTATCCAAACAGGAGACACACTCTAATTGCTTCACCGGCGGAACCGGTTTCAAGTGCCATTGCTCCGTAGCAGTCCTTGTCAGTGCTTGCGACAACACCTGCACCAGCAGAGTCAGACTTGAGCAGGTCGCCCTGAGTGGCTCCACCAGATCCAAGAACCAGCAACAGCGGGCGGTCTTCCTGTAGGCCGTCACTAACAAACGCGAACGATGCTGGCGTGCCAGAGGCAGCAAGATATTCAGTCTGGCCGGGAAGATGCCCCGTATCGCCAAACTCAAGGCTGATGCCAATCATCCTTTCGCCTGCTCCACACTCGGCGACAGTGTTTGCCCCTGATCGCTTAACAAAGCGACTTGGGCGAATATTTGCAGAAGCTCGGAACATGAGGGAATCCTTTCACTGGTGTATTCGATTGGTGTACAGACGCTCTTTGTCTCACCGTGAGACAGAACTAGCCAGCGGTGTTCTTACCACTTTTCTTGTCTGCACAGTAACGCTCTCGGGCAGTGACGTAGTCAACGTCATGCTTGCGGGCATATTTCATAACGCCGTCCACGTCAGCAGCAGTCAGCTCATCGACGCCGTTGCCAGTTTCAGGCAGTTCACCTTGCTTGCCAACTCCTGCAATTGCTGAGAAGTCAGCAACAGCAGCAGGAGACTTGCGGTAATACTTTTCGATCGTTTCGCAGTGCTGTGTGAACTGCTCATCAGACTGGGTTGATACCCGTGATAGTTCGCCCTGAACGTCGAATTCAAAGCCGTCAGACTTCAGCTTTGCGAGCTTGCTGTAGCGTTCTGATCCGATCAACTTGGCTTTCATGCCAGCATTCTCGGCTTCCAATGCGACGATACGTGCTTCCAAAGCCTGAAGTCCTGCACTCTTGGAATACTGTTCTTTGTCTTCAGTTGCCATTGGGTTTGTTCCTTTATTAAATGGCAGTTTGTTCATAGGACCGCCAGCATCCGGCTTAGGCGGCATCTGTGGTGGTGCTCCTGCACCCATATCTGAACCAGCGTCTTGCGGAAATCCGCCAAGCTGGGGTTGTCCCATAGGATCTTCTCCTGGCATCCCCGGCATTCCGAGTGCTCCAGACTGATCATCTTCGTCCATTGGCATATCGGCCATTTGTGGTGCTTGATGGACAAGCGGATTCGGTGATCCTGCCTTGCCGTCTTCTTCCATCTTTCCGACAAGATATTGCCCCATTGCCGAATTCATGAAGGCTTCCATGATCGACTTAATCAGGTCTCGCGGCAGTTCTTCTTCATCGCCGTACTTGTCGCGATCATCACCCGGCACAAACGTGCTGTTTCCACCTGGTGCAACCATCATGTATCTCTCAACCTCAATCTCTCCGTGTTCGGATGGGCGATTGAAGTATCTGGCAGGAGGAAGATTCAGTCTTGGCTCATCGGCTCCAAGTGCAGCAATCGGGTAGAACGATCGCTTGTGAACATCCGGCAGAGGCAGAACCTCAACAGATCGCCCACGTCGCCCCTTCAATAGCTCATCACGGTCTTTGCGGTGGTATTCATCGGCAAAGATTGCGTAACGTGGCTTCGTGTTGCCGATCATTCCAAGGCGATAAGCTCCGGTATATCCAAGCACTTCAGGCTCCGGATCGGTCCGGTTATCTGATGTGTGTCCGTTGGTAATTGGGCAGAACTTTCCGACGTCCGCGATCTGCTCGTTCATGTTCCGGCAAATAGAAGCCAATGCCTTGCGGTCATACTTCACTGCGGGAATCGTTCGACCATCGCGAGATTTTCGGGATGGAACTTCATGTTCTTCGAAGACAGGGATATCTCGCCGTTCAAGAAAATCAGACGACCTGTGATACCGTCTGGCTTCGGCTACCTCTGGTTCATCGCCAACATGAGAACGCCATGCCTCGAAGCACTGCCGATTCCTTTCAGCAGTGTTCGGGATATCAGTCATTGCAGACTGATGAAACCGGATCGCAAAATCCGGCTGGCTTTCCCCGTCCTTGGGTACTAGATGACTCATAGCGTCCTGCCTTGAATATCAAAACCGCCCAATCCGTTGGGCAGTTACGTGAATTGTCAAGTATGCAATAACAACTGTCAATGACTCACGCGGCCAGAATCGACACTGACGTGAGAATTAGTTGTCCTCGTAACCGCCACCGTTCTTCTTGCTGGCTGCAATAGCTTCCACAACTCCGTCAAGCAGTTCGTGGATCGAGTTATCGAGTGCAGAGACTGTGCTAGTCATGCTGGCTAGTGACAACGCCCAAACGCGGGTGTTGATCGGCAGGATCTTCCAGCAAGCCTGACAGATTGGTATCTGTGTGCAATTATCCGGACGATGCGGGGCGTGCCATTGCCCACATGCTCCGCACAAATGCTTTTCGCCCTTTGGTCCGGTCGCCATTACCTGCTCTCGATCTTGTCGAAGTACGCATGTTGCTCCATTGTTAGCTTGCATCGACTACATGAACAATCGGGATTCTTTGCCACCCTGCGAAACACGACGGTAGTTCCGTCATCTGCCTCCAGCCAGATCGCACAAGGCTCTGGAAGCGGATCTCCAAATTCCACTATCCCTGTTTCGAAACATTTGCATTCTGTGTGCCATGGATGGCTGTGCTGTACGATCTGCATTACCTGCCTCGGTTTGGTCTCTGTGATCCACGGTCAGGGTTGCCGCGATTTGGCCCTGCTCCCCTCTGTGGACGGTACGGACCAATGACCTCTTCTCGCAACTGTGAAACAACCGTCCTGCCTGATTTTTGCTCGACTCTCTTCCGGCGTTTCAAAATCTGGATTCCGTTCACAAGAACGGCCCTTCTCGGGACGTACCCACGGGAGATGGAATCCAGGTAGTATTCGTACTGTGATCCGGCGACAGTTCCGCGAACTCTCAGCCGGTCCCAAACGAAGCCGCCCTTGGAGTTAGCAGCCAGAAACTCCTGAAACAGTTTGGGATGAACATTCTTGTAACCATATGTCGGGCCTGATCCCAATTGCCCGCCGTTGCCGTACTTTTGCAGATACTTGACGAACAGCGTCGATGCCAGCGGGTTCTTCAGGTTCATCTGAAACCCGATACTGTGAACATTGCTGGATTTCACTGGAACCATAACGCCGGTGACTGCCGGATGATCAGTGCTGTATCGCCCTCGGAAGTTGGCCGTCCGAATCTCGACAGTGTTATTCCCGACAAGACGCATTCCCATCCACGTCTGAGGCTCTGAAGGGATAATCTGCCGGGAAGCTGGGGCTGACTCTACCTGAGTGCCACCAGCCTGCTCCGGCGTCTTATTACCGCCGAAGATTTCAGGCGTTAATTGCTCAATCAGGTCCACAGCCTTGCCGACATTGCCACTGATGTCACGCAATCCAGCCTTGAGTGTACTCGCCAAAGCAGAACGGGCACGGGCTGTTGAAGGGCTATTTGCTGTCTGGAGCAGGTCCAAAATCCCCCTAACGGCTTGCCGTGCCCCTGAGTGTACGCTGACAACATTTTTCTGAGCGTCGTTAGCCAACTGACTCAACTGCCGGTCCAGCGTCTGATTCCTCCCCCGTAACCTCTGGCGTACTCGGTGAATCTCCTGCATTAACGCTACCCGGTTCTGTGGCTCCGTCTTCGTTGACAGGGTTTTGATTTTCTTCAGGCTGTCCTGAATCTGTCTCTGATCCTGCTGGCTCTGGTTGAACTGCGGGAATAGCGGGTTGGCCATCGGAGAATTCCATTTCTGCGAAGTGCCGTTCAAGCAGTGTTTTATAGACGGCTTCACCGTCAGCAACCGCTTTGGCAAGTGTCATGGTCGGGATACTGAATACCCCGATTTTACCAGTTGCCTCCGTCACTGTGTAGACAGTCGCAACTTTGGCAGGATCGAATGCGGTTTCAATACTATGCACGCCAAGACCACGCATCTGAAGTATTGGGGATGCAATCCAGTTTAATGGGACCATGTTAACCTCGATCTCGGTGTCGTGTTGTAAAGCCTTTCAGTCGGCCTGAGTCAGGAAGATACTCACCGCCTAGCTGGGCAGTAATAGCTGAATGGGCTTTTGCTGAGGAAATCGTTGAACCTGTCATGAAATCGTCAGAGAAAAGTACATAACGTCCGCTGTCCACAGTGTGATCGCTCTTTTTTAATGGTGCCCTGAGTGGGTCGCGAGGATTACGCCCCGACTTTGCTGATGGATCTGCACCACGTAACCAGCGATAGGTTTTCATCTGCTGGACAAACTTGGGGCAGTTGGTCCGATGAATAAACAGTTTTGGTTCTAGGCGAATCTTCACCTTGCCTGTTGTTGGGTCGATAACCGGCATCCCCTTTGCGTCGTGAACTGGGACTGGAATCTGCGGCTTGAGTAAATACTGAACGTGTTCAATGCCTTCCAGAACGCTATTCTTGCCACGCATCATGGACAGGTTTTCTACGGCAGGATTGTACTGATTTAGCTTCATGCCAATTCGCAGGTTATCCGGCGATGACGGGTCGCAATATGTCGGACCATACAGACTATTGTCTGCTGGCCATTCCCAGCGGTGGTACACTTCCGTCAAGTGGTCAACAGTTGTTTTGCTTTGGTCATTGCTGACATACTCGTCATAAACGAACCATTGCCCAAGCCCATTCTTGGCAGCCCATACGCACGAGAAGTCGTTTTCCGGTCCTGCTCCCCAGTCAATTCCTCGACGATGCCGACAGCCTTTAATGCGGCCCCACATTTCGTCACCCATGCAGTGCGTGGCAACGTTGAAGTCTTTATAGATGACACCCTCGTATGTCGAGAACATGCCTTTCATGCGGGTTTCCAGCATGTCAGCAGGGACCATGCCGAAGAACTCTTCAAACCACCGCTTATCAACGTGTCCAGCCTCCATTGCGCACATCGTGTTAGCGTGGAAGATTTGCCAGTTCTTTGGCAGGTACTTTAGGCCAGAAATAGGCTTTTCTGGCTCGTAGCCGTTCTCAATCATTTCCTCCAGTGTCTGACTCAGGTCAGCATCGACGGGAGTGAACTCAACCAGCTTTGATCCGGGAAAGTTGTATTCACGGCAACCGCGTAACACTTCTTCCAGAATGCCCCAAGGAAACTGCTCGATGAATCCGAACCCGCCAAGGGATCGGGCCTGCATCTTCCCACGCCCCTGCCGCCATGACTTAAATTCAAGGCTCCAGTTCTTTCCGGGGTGTCCGGGAGGGCTTTTGAGAGGCACACGGAATGGCTGGTTGTTATTGCGGTTGTTCCAGTGAATACGCGGCCAATCGACCACATCAGGCGGCAGATGGCCTTGCTGGTTAAATTTCTCGTCCCACATTGAGCCGATCTGCTCGTACGTCTCGGCAATTACCCAAAACGGGGTGTCTCGGCGTGGTGGTGGAGTCTCCAGAACAAAGCGGCAAATCTTGGCAATTAGGCAAGAAGTCGTTCCCGCACCGTTGCCCCCAGTTAAAAAGAGACACCCGTCTCCCTTACTCTCATAGAACGCCGTCTGCTCGTCGAAGCGTTCCGGCTGGTCTGGTCGTGGCGTAAAGTGCAGGTATGCCGGGAAGTCCCGAACACTACCTGTCTGTGATAATGCAACCATCCTTGGTTATCCTCAAATTGTCGTTATGTGCTAGCGGTTATTTCTACCGCTGCTCATTTCACTAGAGATTCGCCAGTGACTCGATGCCAGATCGCCGCGCAGGCCATCATGATCCCGGCCTGATATTCTTGGTTCTGTGCGTCTGGAATCTCGGCCC